TTCGCAGCCACACATTCACTTCCAGAACCAGCAAATGGTATAAATACATATCCATTTTCTGGTCCCTGACTACAAGACTTTAAAAGTTTTTCACATAGTGCGAGTGGTTTTTGCGTCGGGTGATTCACCCTTTCATTTTTACCCGCACCACCAGCCAATGCTGAAATTTTAATGACGTCCCTTGGTAAAGCTCCTTGTGGATGTGCGTTGTATGTTGTTGTTTTTTCACCATTTGAAAACCTCCCCTTTGTTGCTTTTCTTTCTTTACCTGCGGCTCCTTTTACAAAATTTTCTGTATAAGGTTCCCTAACTTCATCTCTATGAAAAACTTTATCATCTTTCCATAGAATGATAATACTTTCATGTGATCTCTGCCAAAAGTTTAATGATGGAACATTTTTGTTTGTGTAATGCCAAACAATCCACCGTCTATTTATTTTTTCTGGAACACGAGATAATATCAATGCGAGTATTTCACTAAAACCATAAATAAACATTGTTCCATTTTTTTTCAATATTCTAAGACATCCATCAATCCATTCATCACACCATTTTAAATATTCATCCATGGGTTGTTTATCACTTTTGTTTCCAAAATCTTTACCTATATTATACGGTGGATCAGCAATTACAATTTGAGCCGTTTCATCATCAAGTGTTTTAAGAACATTTAAGACATCGTCATTAATTATTTCTTGTTTCATCCTATATTTACATACCCTTAAAGTTTTAAGCCATTATTAAAATAAGAAAAAAAATGTCCCCCGAGGAAATTGAATCATCTATATCATTTACTAAAAGAAAATTGATAATTTCAAAATATGATTATTACAAAACGAGGGGTGCGAGTAAAACTATTTTAGAGTTAACAAAACTAGAGGGTAAAACATTTGGAACTCTAATGGAAAAAATGATAATTGAACATCTAAAACTTGGTGGTAGAACAAGTTCTCAAAATGATGCAATTTATGGATATAAAAAAATTGAAATTAAGTCTTCAAGGTATTGGACAAATGGTAATTATATGTTTCAACATATTGAACCAAATCATGATTTTGATATATTGATAACAGCAGTTTTAAAAATTAATGAAATTGAACTCAGAGTTATAAAAAAACAAGATTTAATTCCACATTTAATAAAACAAGGAAATCAGGGTTATTTTTTATATGGTGATAAAGCCAAACAAGTGTGTGAAATTATTAAAAATCAAAATGACTTAATAAATTTTATAGGTGTTCAAGTAAAACTTGATATCATAGATGATAAAATAAAATGTAATTTATTGTAGACTTACCTTTTTCTTCTTTCGTGTAAATATTAATCAGCAGATGTTTATCAAAAAAATAATATAGTGTAATTACAAAGATGCCTAAAATTAATTCTATGGAAATGTTGGTAAGCATCATATCATCAAATCTAAAACTTAACAACACACAAAAAAATAAATTATTAAAAGATTTAAACAACGCAAAAAATCTTAATACAAGAAAGAAAGTTATAAATAATCTATATAAACAAGAACCCAAACGTCCTAAAAGAAAACGAAATAATAATAATTAATTTTTTCTTATTTCGTGTATATTGACAATATGAATCCTCTCTACCAACTCAAGGAAAGACAAGGGCAACTGGTAAGAAACAAGATCAACTCAATAAGTTGTTCAACAGGCAAGCGGCGGCTTACAAGAAGGGAAACATTAAGACCGCCCAAAAACTTGGCGACAAGATTAACAAACTTTCTAAGGAAATCAAGAGTATCTGGAACAAGTCCAGATCGTAATTTTTTTTTATTTGTATAATGTAAATGAATGATGAAATAAAGATGTTAATAAAACATATAAAAAACGGACGTATTCTTATTGAACAAGGTAAACGATTAAAAAATAAGACTAATGAGAATATCAAACAATTGGAAAATATAGAGAAACGTGTGAAAAATAGAATAAACAATCTTCGACAAAAACTTAATAAACGTAAAGAACAACCCTCTACTTCTGGTAGAAAATAAACCTAAGTTATATAATGGTTTAAAGATTTCATACATATTATACTTGAAAAATGGATACCCAAACTATCGTCTCTCAAGTATGCGAAAAAGTTTTTGAATTGAAGGATACACCTGGTATTGAGATAGAAATGCGCCTTGGAAAATTTAATGGAAAATTTTTTGATACGAATGTTGGTGAAAATGCGTTTAATAAAATTCTTTGTGGATTAGAAAAATATGAAGGTTGGGAAGAAAAGAAGGTAGAAAACACGGAAGTTTTTTATTACACGGCAGCCGGTGTGCGATTATCTTGGAACGAGGATGAAGATAGACAAAAATGTATCAAAAAGGAAAAGTTGTCTCATTGTGATTTTAACCAGTTTGTAAAATCACCGTATGATTTACGATTTGCTTTTGCAAAGGAAATAGAATGTGAAAGACCTGATGATGATGCAGATCGTGTCATTGAAAAATACAGACGTTCATTCATTCGTAAAAATCTATCCATTGACATGACTATCATTAAGGGTGATATTCAAGATTTAGATGATGAAAGTAACGTAAAGTATCAAGTGGAATTGGAAATCATCGATCCAAGTAAAATCCAGGATGAACCAGGACTTTTCAACATCATCCAAAAAGTATCAGATGTTTTGAAAATCTTAGAAAAATAAAAGTGAGTAGTAATATAATGAATAATAGTTTGTTATACATTTCAATTATTTTAGCAATTTTCCTACTATTAAGAAATGATTTGAGAACATATGAAGAAGTCCCCGGTTCTAAACATTTTTATTTATCGAATGGTCGTTCCCGAGATATGTATGAACTTATGAAAAAGGATGGCGTTTCCGATGATCGTCTTAAAATGTTTGTTAAAATGGAAGATTACTTTTTGAGTTTAGAAAAATATTCGGTGTGTCATAGAACTTCCAGAACCCTAGAAGCGTCTGGTGTTTCTCAGGAAATTCAGGATACCTTTGTAGGATATGATTTCACATACCATCAAGACCACATAAAACAAATTTCTCAACCAACAAAAAATATAAATAAAAAAATTGTATGTTTATACTAAATGAAAGAATTATTTATGAGCAAAGTTTTAGGTAATCTTATTTTACAGACATTTTTGGCATATAATTCAGCAAAATATGTGATGGATAATCAAGAAGTTGAAGATAGTGTTTTAAGAAATCAATTATTCATCGCAATTTCTTCTTTGGCTATTTTATTAGTTTTGATTTTTGCGCGACTTGGAACACCAATTAAATTTGTTTTGTTCACAATTTTTTCTACATTAATAGGTGCTCTTCTCTCATCTGTAAAAACAATGGATCGCGAAAAAGTCAAGGAAGCCCTCGCTGCGACAGTAGGTATATTTGTTGTCATGTTTGTGGCTGGTCTTTTGAGCACACGTTTAAAAATTGATTTTGTACCAATTGCCCTCGCACTTTTTGTTATTTATCTTGTCACTCTCTTTGCTACTCTATTAAGATATAACACTTCAAAGATTTTTGTCCCAATATTTGCTCTTTTTGTATTAGTCGAAACAAATATTATGATGCGTAAAAATTACCAAGGTGATTTTGTGAATGGTTCTCTATCTTATTTCACAGACATTGTAAATCTTTTTACAAATTTATTACAATCAATGAACAATGACTAAAATCTACAATCAAAAAAACATTTAAGTGTGATTATGATAAACTTATGTCTACATAGTTGCATTCTATGTAAATTATCAAGAACATACATGATTAACCCTCTATCAGTTAAATGTGTATTTTCCCTAATCCATTCACGTGCAATTTCATCATTTTCTAAATCTATAAATTCTTTGGGACATCTATATTCCATTTCTAGAAATCCCATTTGATAATCTTCATTTTTATTTCTTTCTTTTTGAATGTAGTCAATGACTAATTCAATGATTAAGTCCAATACATATTGGGATGGTTTTGCTTTATACACATCAATATTTATTGGGTATGTAATTCTATCATACAGTTGTTCTCTTATGAAGAACATCAGTTTTTTAAATTATTATCGAGCATACTTTTTATACCCATTCTTCGTTCAATGGAACGAATAAGGTTAGTATTATTTGAATTTGAATTTGAATTTGATTTTCTCTTTTGTGGTCTTCCTCGTTTTTTGGGTATTTTTTGTTTTGGTGAGGGTGTCTTTGATTTTGGTGTTGGGAGACGAACTCTGAAGTTTTCAATCTTTTTACATATATCAACTCTCTTATCTTTTGATGTCAGTGGAATATTCATTTTATTTGCAAAAGCCTTCAAAGTATCCAATGAATATGTTTTACATACACGACCCCCAACTTTAAAACGGTTCCCACTTCCATTGAATATGTATTCTTTTCCATTGTGTGTGAATGGTGCGTATTGAACTATACCAAGTTTATTGACAAGTTTGGCGCAAATACTTTCTTTTGTATCCCTCTTTGAGATGTTTACGATTCCTTGATTTTTCGCAATATTTGCTAAAGCCCCCTTTGTATATCTCATGCATTGACGCGCGCCTATTTTAAGAGCCCCATTGGCATCCAAAACTAATTTAATATTTTTATTTTTAGGTGGAGATGTGGGTTTTCCTTTTTTATAACAACAATCAAAACCTTGTGGATTTTTACGAATGGCTGGATGAGATGGTGGGCATTTGCCTCCGACAGGTATACGTTTTGTAGGACAAGTTGTTTTGGTTTTTTCCTTCTTTTTCAACATCGTGTTTTCATTTGTAAAATTTGTTTGTAATCGTCGAATAGCATTTTTATTAAAGAACATATGCATCATTTGTTTTACATTTTCATACCCAGTGACTAATTTATCCATTGTAATGACACCTTGAATTTGAACTACACCGGTTGGTGAAAAAACATATTTTATTCCATCTTTTTGATAATACATTAAATCCATGAGTTCTGGTTCAAAGGAACCATTAATTAATCGCGCGGCTTTTGCGAGGTCAATGATTGCGTTTGTTTTTACGGTTCCTGATAGATTGTTATATTCAATTTTGTTATAAAGAAAAGTTTCACCCAAAGTATAATTTTCTACAATGTGTTTCCTTATGATTTCAGGTTCTTTATCAAAGTTTGTTTCATCAACAATACCCCCTGAAAATCGCATTTTTCCATTTTTATAAATGTTGAAACTTCCATCTTTCTTTTTGTTATTTTTTGTTGTTGTAAATTTGAATTGCACCGTGAATATACTTTCATTAAAATTGCCTTGAATACCTCTATTTCTTGTGGCTGTTATCGCTTTTTGAAATCTTCCATAGAGACCATTAATTTCTCTGATATTTATGATCATTCCATTTTCTAATCGCGTTGGTTTCAATGGTTTTTTAGAGACGAGGGTCATTAAATTTAATTTATCTGAACTATCAAAATCTTTATTAACTGTGGCATTATACATCGATACTCTAAGTCTTCCTATTTTCACCGGACTGTTCCTTTGCTGTGAAGGTGAGGGTGAAGGCGTTAATTTTGCGAGATTATTAAAATTCAAACTTCCTGTAGATTTGGGTGATTGACTACTACTTCCTCCTCCAACTACGTATTCAAGATTTCTGTCTGTTATGATCTCAATATTTGAATTTTTTAAAAAGGACCTCGCTGACGCTTGGCTCATTTATATAGTATGTTAATATTTTTAGTCTGAATTATATTGGTATGTATCTTCTGAAACCACATCCAAACCGAAAATGAATGGTTGATTAGAATAGAATTTACCATTGTAAGTGCCTTCAAAATCACGCACTTCAATATCTCTTGAACTGAATGGTCCAGCGTAGAAGTCCGAGTTGAACCTTGGTCTTCCCAAGTTGTTTGCTTGACAGTGTTGGTTGAATATCTGGACGAATACTTTTTGGGGACACATAAATGTCTTGTCGTATTTGATATTTGTAGATTCCAAGAAGTTGTGAAGCGTGCTCGCAACCATTGCAACTTGTTTTTGAACACCCTTGAAATATTCTGGAACAACATTCCAAATGTCTTTGTTCCTGTATTTTTGTGAGTATTCCAAGTATGCTTTGATACATTTGAGTAAAATTGCAGGAATTTCTTCATCCAATTTATCTTCTAAAGTAGGGTCAGCGTCCTTCACTTGTTTAGAAAAATTCCAAGGTAAAAGGCGTCTAAGAACTGAACCGGAGTTGTCCTTCCAATTTGGAACTTCATTTCCACCCAGACACCCAGGTGTCTTCCATTGTGTAGAGATGGCGGCTTGGTGTTTCACAGCGATTGAAACATCTTCACCAGAAACCAAAGATTGGAATTCGGCTTGTTCCAAAGACAAATCTCCCTTGACTTCTGGGGCAATAAACATAAAACTGTTATAGATTGAAGATAGACCGAACTTCTTTTCGATGTTATTCGAAAGTGTTTTGACATCATCATTTTCATAAAATTTCTTGAATACTTTTGTAATCAAAGTGGATTTCCCAGAACGTGCGATCCCCTTGAAAAATGGAATAATTTGCCACCCATCCATATCGTTAACATCAAAACACAAACGACCACCCATGATATACACCCATTTACATACATCTTCACTAAATCCTTGGTAGTCCAACACAGATTGCATGTGTGGTGTTGGAATTTCATACCAATCTTTAACATGACTGAAATCATCAAAATGTTTATCAAAATACTTGCAACTTACAATGGTTGGATCCAAACACTTGAATTCTCTGCTCTCGTAACTATAAAATTTGCAGTCATATATTCCCAATTCAGGAGAAAATCTTTTCCCAATGAAAATACCATTTTTAAAAGACCACACATTTCTGTTCTTAGTAATTTCAGGGAACTGCATATCATTGCAATGAGACAAATGATGAATAACATCTTTAAAACCAGAGCCCTTAGAAGTTAAGTTCTTCCATAAATCAAATGTTATTTCTTTTTGTGCTTGACTGTAAACATAATCTTGGATGGACATAACTGTATTCCACGCTCTTGTATTATGACCCTCAGGTGTCTTGAATTGTTGGCAACAGTAGCCTTTGTATCGCCTGATTGTATTTTTGTATGTTTTATCAAGAAGACTAATGATTGCTTGTTGATATGGCGATAATTCATCAACTTTACCCATAGTCGTGCATCTGAAAAGTGAATGATCTGTTTCTGGATTGGATGGGGCGTATGTTGGGTTGTTGATACGCTCGTAAATACGAGTGTTTCTAAAAACAATTTGAAAACTATCATCAACCTGTTCTATAAGAGAATTGATACGTTCTGAAATTTTTCTATCATTTTCTGTATCCTTGTCCGAAATACCCAAAGCTTTTGCTCTATGAAAAAGGGCACTCATAAGTTCCAATTCCCTTTTTTGTTTCAGGGTAATGCTCTCCATATCAATTCGGATTGGCATTCTAGAACGAGGATCTAAATCCTCAGGATTAAAAAATTTCTTATATCCTAATTGAAAAGAAATGTGCGAATCATTCTTTTTGTTTATACACCATTCACTTTCGAGATATTGTAAATACTGTCCGAACTCATCTTCATTCAATGTTTGAATTTGATTTCGCCACAGTTCCATATTAGATGCTTCTATGTTGACATTTTCGTCAATGTAATGTGTGTCAACACCCATCTCTTTGTATTTTATAATATTACAATCATTTTCTTAATTAGTTTTTTTGGACAGGGTGGTTAGGATTTTAAGTAGTATTTTATTCTGTGTTGCGAGTTGTTCTCCTATAGTAACGAGAGCGGAGCATACAGTGTCTCCTTCTTCTGTAGCGAGGGTGGCAGAAAGGAGACCACCAATGTCATATCCAAAATCTTCCTCGTCAAAAAGTTCTTCTTCTTCAGCACCCTCCTCGTCGAGTTCTCCATCTTCAGAAAGTTCTTCCTCTTCTTCTTCTTCTTCTTCTTCTTCTTCTTCTTCGGTAAGTTCTTCCTCTTCTCTGGGTCGGCGTTTAATTTCTTCAGGGGATTGCATTATATATATTCCAGAGAATTTGAAAATTGGAAAATTTCGCAAGGGGTGCGATATAAAGTGTAATTTCAGGCGAAAAAAAAATATTGGTATAGTATATAAAAAAAAATGGCTGGCGGTCTCATGCAACTCGTAGCGTACGGTGCCCAAGATGTTTATCTTACAGGCAACCCAAAAGTGACATTTTTCCAAGCTGTATACAAACGACACACAAACTTCGCGATGGAAAACATCGAACAAACTGTTAACGGTACCGCGTCCAACAACGGTCGCGTTTCCGTCACTATTGCTCGCAATGGTGATTTGATTGGTGACATGTATGTTGAACTCGTTGCTGCGTCTGGCCTCGGCCCACGCAACGGTGATCTTTCCGTTCTTTCCGGTTGCTGGGCGGCCGAGCGTGCGGTTAAGTCTGTTGAATTGTCCATTGGTGGTCAACGCATCGACAAGCACTACCAACTCTGGTGGCGCCTCTACTCTGAGCTTTACTTGGATGAATCCAAGAAGGCTCAGTGGGGTAAATTGACAACCAAGTCTGTTGCCTCTGGTTCCACCCAAACTGTCTTCCTTCCACTCCTCTTCTTCTTCAACCGAAATCCAGGTCTTTATTTGCCACTTATTGCTCTTCAGTACCACGAAGTGCGCCTCGACTTCGACCTCTCCTCCGAATTCTCCCACTACACTGATGGTTCCACTTTCAAGGTTTGGGGTAACTACGTCTACCTCGATACCGAGGAACGACGCCGCTTCGCCCAAAAGGGTCACGAATACCTCATTGAGCAAGTTCAGCACACTGGCTCTGACACTGTCACCGCCGGTGCCGCTCGCCAAATTCGTCTTTCCTACAACCACCCAATCAAGGAACTCGTCTGGTGCTTCAACAACGGCTCCGTTTCCAACGCTGCCCACTGGAACTTCACCTCCAACTTGGCGACTTCAAACGCCGTCATCCTCTCCGCCGATCCTTGGACTGTCTCCGAATCCAACACCTTCACTCCAATCACCCAATCCACTGGTGCGCCACTCCTCGTCAGCGGCAGCCAAGGTGGTGCGGCGGCTTGGTTTGAAGACGGCGCGGCCGCGTCTGACCGCTCCGTTGGTCCACTTTCAACCTTCAAGCTTGTCCTTAACGGCCAAGATCGCATGAAGGAACAATCTGGTAAATACTTCAACCAAATGCAACCATACAACCACCACAGTGGTTGCCCATACCCAGGTATCTACGCGTATTCCTTCGCCCTTCGTCCAGAAGAGCATCAACCATCTGGCACATGCAACTTCTCCCGTATTGACAACGCTCAAGTTGCGGTCAACCTCAAGACTGGTACCCAAGACAGCACCACAATGCACATGTTCGCGACTAACTACAACGTTTTGCGAGTCCAAAGCGGTATGGGCGGTTTGGCGTTCTCCAACTAATTTCGTATTTTAAATACTTTATTACTAATCTAAAATCTTATATCCTCTAAAAAAATATAAGATTTTACACGTTTGTAAAAATGCCGAGAGAATACAAAATAACCTAACCTATGGTGAAGGTAATCCATCACCAGGAATATCATCTGGTGAAGGGCAATTGGGAACACGTGGACATTCACAAGGTGCGTAGTATCCAAACCTATTATTGAATATAATTGGAACTTTATCATTTGGACCAATAGCCCCATTTCCTGTTGTGGGTACGGGTAGATTTTTTGTTTGAAACATTAATCTCGCAGTTCCATTTTCTAATCGTAATATGTTATAGGATAATGCATAAATTCGTAGTTCTCTTCTATATCTATTTTGCGGAATCAAATTAAAATCAAATATTTGATTATTTACAATAGAAAAGTTTCTTTGACCCGTTGGTCTATTTTCCTCAGGTTCGTTTGCAAATGAATATGAATAAAATCGTCTCGATTTTGGTGTTCTTGTGTGATGCAAACTATTTTGAATACACTTCATAAATAATCTACTTCCACTCTGTCTATTTATGACTTCTTCTCCATCCAATTTAAGTGATAGATCATATAAATGTTCATAAAAAACAACATTTGATAGATAGTCAGTATCTATATCTATATTATCATAATTACATGGTGCAATCAGACGGTTATTTATATATTTTTGACATTGAAAAACAAAATATAATTCTTTGATTGAATTATTAAAACTTGTTCTCATTTTAGTTCTTATATCTCCCAACGGTATGAGTTGTGTATCTGATTGTTGAATTTGTGTAATTAAAAAATCTTTATTTTTGTTTGCGAGATATCGTTTTTCTTTTTCATCTAACATTATAATTTCTGTATTCATATACAAATTTCTTAATTCAATTTTCGGAAATGGTTCAAATGATTTTGTTTTTATGACAAAACCTTCGCTATAAAATAAAGTGTATCCATCCCTAGATATGGCTACATGCACTGGTGTTGATATTGGTTTATTTAAAGTTTCTGTATATGTCAATACATATTTTATATTATCAAATTCATACATTCTCCATTCAGATGCGTCTGTCAATCCTACGACTATTTTTGAACCATCTGCAGAGCACCCAAAGTGACAATCATCTTCTAAATCTGTTATCGTATACATTTTATTTGTATCTAAATAGTGTATGTGAAGTATAGCATTTGGAATACTTATATCTAATGACAACACAACATTCCCATTCCCCGATATTTTGACATACCTTAATTCGGATGAAGGGTCTCCAGAATCAAGTGTTTGTAATTCAAGTGGGTTTTCTTGATCCGAAAAATCTAAAATTTTTATAGTATTATCTCTTGCCCCAACAGCGACTATATTACCATTATCAGATGCCCCTAAAGATTGTCCATATCCAGCACCTAAATTTATTCTTGAAACTTCTTTAGTGTCCACATAGCATACAACATTACCAGTACCCGGAGTTCCAAAGAAAAAGATATTAAACTTGGGAACAGTCGCAACACCAGAACTCCCTTCTTCCCCTTGAAATTCTTGACCTGAACCAATCGCTCTACCACTTGTTAATTTATTGAATACAGGATCTGTATTTTTATATATAAGGTTTGTGTTGAAACGCCAAAATGCGATACTTTCACGTTCAAGTTCTGGGACGAATTGTGTTATTCTATATGGACTTATACCGTAATATTGTAGAAGATCTGATACAACACCGTAAATGTATGGTGTAATTTTATTTTGTGTATATGTTTCTGATGTAAGAACACCTATTCCACTTATAACACTTCCATCTATTTCTACAAAATCCAAATCTGGCATGAATTCCATGTGGTGTATATCTTTGTTCATATTTTGGTCGTATGTTTTTTGATATGGAATTTGCGGATATTCAAATTTTTCAAAACCACGTGATATAACAATTTCTTCCAATTTTCTAAATTTAATTGTAATTTCAACCTCTTGTTTTGATATCGCACACAATGGAATGGCTAATTCGGGTTTTTTGTAGAAATAAAATGGAATGTCAATGACAAATGTTTGTTTTTTATTTATGTTAAACATTCCATATGTGTATGTATAATCATCTGTTGCATTTTGAACTACTCTTTTTCCAACAGATTTATATAAACCATATTGTTTAGTTTGTCCTAATGACTGTTCTGAATAAATTTGTAAATAATCAGTGGTTATTCTTTCAATAATAGTTCCTCCTATAATTAAATCTACATATTCAATGATTGCGTGCCCTACAGAATCAACATATCCATAATTAAATAATGTAATAGGATCTAATTCAAATTCGAAACTAATTTTAGAAACCATATCACCTTGGTTTTGAGGTAAAACAAAGGTGCTTTTTCCATCAAACTCAATTGGATTTTTTGGTTTTAATTTAATATGTTGTTTAGAAAAATGTGTATGTTTTTTATGAATTTGATTAAAAAAACTAAATTCTGGATTATCTGTCAAATATTTATCTTGACGACCCGGTGTTTCAATTTGAAGACGACCAGCCATTCCTAATACTAACTATTAAAATTTTAATCCAGCAATACCACCATTCACTCTTAATAAATTATAACTAAGAGCGTATACACGAACCTTGTTGTCTTTACTTTTCACATACGCTCTTCGCCCTGGAGAAAGTCTCCCTAAAGAGTGTCTCAATATTACTGGATATGTCCCTTCACTTACTTCCGTGACAGTTCCCACATTTTTATAAATTTGTGGGGCGAACACTTGGTATATTTCTGGTTCTATTTCTATTGTTAATTGTTGATGTGATATACGACTAAAATTTACTTGACCCGTAGGTTTTGCTTCTGCTGGGTTAAGTGCAAAACTATATGTTCCAAATTCAGAAGATATTCTGTAATCTACAAATTCATTAAATTTGTATCTGTATGTTATGAGAGATTGGGATGGAATGTTAATATGATTTTGTGTTGCTTGTCCGTACACTATAAATTCATGATCTCCATCTATGGCCAATTGGTTATTCAATCGTAATTCAACTTTATTTATTTTTTGAAATCTTAATGGGTTATTGAATTGTTTGTATCCATCGTTTTGGACGACAAAAAATAATTCTTTGACAGGATTTTTTAAGTTAAGTTGGACTGTTTTTTTAGTTTCAGGATATTCCATATTGAATTGTGCGAGTTGTAATTGAGTTATGACATAATCAATAGGTCGTGTCATTAAATAATTACGTTCCGGTGAATCTAAAAATCCGAATGTTCCCTCTAAAGATACATTTCTCAATTCACCTCTCATGGTTGAGGCTTTACCCCCAAAAATCATTTCATCAAATGTTTTTAATTTTAATCTAACTTCTATTCTTTGTTTTGTTAGAGCACACATAGGAATAGCTAAACTTGGTTCTCTAAAAAAATAGAATGGGAGATCGATTATGTAAGTGTTAAAATTGTTCTTCTTATAATCTTCAGATGAAGCACCTGCAACTTTATTAAATACATCGTCAAAAGAATCATCATCAAAATGATCTATAAAATTTCCATGGCCATTTATTTTTTTCAACGATCTTTCAACATCATTTTGTGTGTTATTGAGCTGTTGATACATATAGATGTATTCTCCTGTAAGTCTTTGAATAACTTGACCCCCTATCAAGAGATCGGCGGTTTCAATGAGTTCAGAACATAGGGAAGGAACATATGGGACATTTATGACACGTGTATAATCAGGTGTTGTATCTTTTTGTGTTTCTGGAAATCTTACATCATATATATCATTCAGGTAAAACCTGATGGCTATATTACGAAGAATATCACCTCTTGAATATGGAATAGAACAGAATAATTCAGAACCAAACCCTTGTGTTCCAGAGCATGGAATTTCCACCTGTTCCATAGAAAATTTTGAGTGTCTTTTGAAATTGACTAAAAAATGAGAAATATCTGGATTATCTGTAAACCATTTATCAATTTGACCTTTAGCAGCAAGACGTAACGCTCCACTCATTACTATTATAGTAGATGAGTAAAAAATTGATAAAAAAAACGGGGTGATATTGTAGATGTCAGGTATTAATCTTCAACTCAAGAAATTTAATCCAAAAAACATGGCTGATGATCGTGTATGTGTTTTCATTGGTAAAAGAAATACGGGGAAATCATTTCTTATTCGAGACATAATGTACTATAAAAAAAATATTCCTACAGGAGTTGTTCTTTCTGGAACTGAAGAGGGAAATGGATTTTATGGTAAATTTATCCCTGATCTTTTTATTTATGGAGACTATGATAAAGAGGCCATAGAAAGAGTCATGGCAAGACAAAAACAACTTATTCATAACAAAAAATCAAATAGTGGAACTTTTTTACTTCTTGATGATTGCATGTATGATAATAAATTCATGAGAGATACATGTATTCGTCAAGTGTTTATGAATGGAAGACATTGGAAAATATTTTTCATGTTGTCTATGCAATATTGTCTCGATATGCCCCCTGCACTCAGGGCGAACATAGACTATGTTTTTATTCTGAGAGAAAATATAGTTTCGAATCGTGAAAAAATATGGAAAAACTTTTTTGGGATTTTTCCAACATTTGATTTATTCAACAAGACAATGGATGCGTGTACTGAAAATTACGAGTGTTTAGTATTGGACAATACAGTAAAATCAAATAAAATAGAAGATTGTGTTTTTTGGTACAAAGCAAAATACCCACCTCCTACTTTTAAAGTTGGTTCTCCGCAATTTTGGGCGGCTCATAAAAAAATGTATAATCCCAAATACACCGTATCAACTTCAGATAAAGGTATAAAAAAGGCTGATAAAAAGACATCTTTTACTGTGACAAAAAGAAATTGAAAATGATTGCGTCATCTATGGTCTCATAAAACATCAGTAGATATTAAATGAGTTTTGAAGTGGATTCAATGCATCTAAATACTAATAATGATGATGGGATGGTTCCTCTTAATCCATATGTCCCACCTAAATCAAAAAATAATGTGAACATTCCCCCCCCACTTTCGCCCCCGGTGGATGATAAATTATCAGAAAAAAATATAAATAAACAACAAATAGAGATGGATTCTACACCAATTGCTGATTTAATGGGAAACGAAACTCCAGGCGGAATGAGTATGATGATGGAACCACCTGCGATGTCAGAACAGCCACGAATGCAAAGCATGATCATGACTGCACCACAACCAGTTCAACCAGTCATGCAAGAACGCACAGAACAACCACCTAAACAACAAAACAACAATCCATTTAACTTGACTGACGACCAAATGGAAGCCCTCATTGTGGGTGTGTGTGCCGCCATTGCCATAAGCAAACCAGTTCAAGAAAAACTTTCTACATCCATTCCACGATTTACAAATGATATGGGAGGTCGCTCAGCCATTGGTCTTGCCTCTACAGGTCTCTTTGCTGCTGTTGTTTACTTCATCCTCCAAAGGTATGTTTTAAAAAAATAAATAAAATTTAAAATTTAAAAACATATTCAGTATGTTTGAAAAATACAAGTTTTTCAAATTTGCTTAATTAAAAGAACTATATGGGTTTTTCATAATAAAGGAAACCATAACCAAATAAAACATAAATACACCAACCATCAACGCAGTCGCTTTGCGAGTTTGATTTTTGTCTTTACCGTATTCTTCCACACCATTGCGAAGGTCTGGTGTTATAAACATAAACGCACCGACAGTTATAGCAGTGAGGAAAGAAGTGGCAAACAAATATTTGTAATCAATTGCAAGAGATGGGAAATTCACTATGATTGAACGCAAAACCAATGGAATTAGCATAGTTAAATATGGAATATTAAAAGCCGCACCATCATATAATGTATGACCTAAAATGACGGCATATAGAAGAGCCCAAGCCGAGGCCATTTTAAAAATTTGAGAATTCATTCTTTATTATAATATATTTATATTTTATTTATCCTGAATATAACTGGAACAGAAACGGGTCTTTTCATTTATTGGTTCATATATACCAAGTTCTTGAGACATGTCTTTTAATTTTTTAGTTTTATCCCAAAAGTTGTTACTGTGATCATATTCTTTTACTGTAGAATGTGCGAGTTCATGTAAAAGTACATGGAATATTTGATTTGGTGTTCCGTCTATACATAAACCAATTTCATAGCCTTTGTTTGTATTGTATCCAAGTGAATTTAAATATATATCATTGTGGGCTGTCAAAGGAATTTCATTCACCAAAACTTTCAATTCTTCATCACCATTTTGTTCTATATGTTCTCTGAGAATTCTATATTTTTCCTTGACAATTTTAAAATTGTGGGGTTGTTTTGTATTTATGAAAATGAAAATATTTATAATTAACAAAATAATTGCTACTATCATCTTCTAGTATATGTAAAGATAAATTTGCTATACAAAGTTGATATAGGGTGCCCCTGAAGACTACACCATACATCTAAACGAAATCCCATTCTCTCCAATTCTGTAATGAGTAGGTCTTTGTAAGCAATGGGCTCCACTTTTGCGTCATCTCCATAAAAAGGTGTATCTTCTAAATGCACCACAAGTCTTTCACCAAAACCACCATATCCCGCAGATTTTTCTAATAAAAAATAATTTCCAATATCATCCTCATAAGGTGTCCTGAATAATATTTGTTCACTATCTGGAATAATACCAATTAACTTACCCCCGTATTTCATTCTTTTTCGTATCTCGTATAAAGACTTTTCAAACAAATCCTGTGTTTTAAAAATATAATGCATTGAAAAATTATAACAAATTATATCAAATCTTCTATTAGGACAATTACATATATCTCCTTCATAAAAATTTGCGTGTATTTTTAAATTTTGTGCTCGTCTTTTCGCTTCTTGGAGTGCCTCTGGTTCAGGATCACACATGTGTATTCTCGCACCGCGATCTCTCCATTTTTGTAAATCCCCACCAAATCCTGCGCCAACATCGAGGATGGCATCGTTTCTTCGTGTGACATGCTCGATGAGGGTTCTTTTTTCTAAATTATGATTTTTACGGAGTTCATCCATTTTTTAATACTTGTTGTAAAACTTTAAATGCTTCGTCTTCCTTCACATCAAACCAAGTTCCATAAAATACTTCGTGGAGGAACTTAGGCACTCCTTCTAAAGAAATTTTTATTTCTTCGCTTGGGAGAACATGCCAAGGAACTTTTACAAATTTTTTAATATCTTCAAATACACCCCTATCTTGAGAAATAATAGGCTTACCAAAGTAATCTGCTTCAAGCATAGGTAGTCCAACACCTTCACCACGAGTAAATGAGATGACATAATCACAAAGGTTGTAAAGAGCCGCCAATTTTTCTAATGATATTTTATCAGTCATTATTTTAATATTTGGGGACACGGTCAAACCATCAGGTTTATTTGTCTTCACTATTAATATATGATCCGTCCCTTCAGATACTTTTGCAAAAACTTTTGTCAAAGTTGTAACATTTTTTCTTTTATCATTCGTCCCCACGTAAAGAAAAATTTTAGATTTTGGATTCATTTCTTTTTGGATGACTTTGGGTTGCAACCTAATCAAATCAGAAGTATACCAATTCATTGAATCACAGCGAACGCCATGTTTTACCAATATATTTTTCAAATAATCAAATGGAACAATAACCTTATCAAATACTTTCATTTTTTCAATAATATCAGGATGAACATCAGATGTTTCAAACATTGTATATAAATATTTATTTTTGTGAGGGAGTTCTTTCACTATTTGTGGCCAATGTGGAAATGTTTCAACGAGTTCAGAAACTGTAACTGTATCTGGGTCATCATCACCAGTTATACCACAATGGGGTCCAAGGAAAAATCTTCCAATAACTTGACCAAACATATTTATTATTCATAAAATGATTTCTCTAACCAATAATCAACTTTAATATCTGGTCTATCTGTTGCACAAGCAAAATCTAAACCAGGAACGGGACAAGGCTGTGTTTCTTTTTCATATTCTTTTATCAAATCTTTACGAACATATGTCACTTCAAATGCTCGTGGAATGTATCCATCTGCCCAAGGTTGAAGAAGGGCATTATTTCCGTGGAAATGTACACACACAAAGTTTTCATTTAAATTTCTAAAAACCATTTCATAATAAGGTTCCATTTGTAATAATGCACTCGCAGACAATGGTAAATGAAATTCAATAACTACCTGTGAAAAATTTGTCAAATATTTGATTGTTTGTTTGTTTGAAAAAATACCCCATTCACTTCCTTCAACATCTATTTGCATAAAAAGATTTTTTGAATCTGTGTGTCCATTTTTTACAATGTGTTCATCCAATGTTCCAAACTTTTTATCACCATTTTTCCCATTAACATGACTTATACCCTCATCAAAAAATTCAATGAATTCTGGTTTGTTTGTTATACCTTTGAATGGGTCATATACATAACACTTTTTTTTATACCTATCATGAAAAGCATTTTCAAATGTTATATTATCATCACAACCATATGAATAAAGTGCGTCATAATCATCATTTTCAAGTTGAGCGATGACATACCCACCATCTCTTTTTTCACCGAGTCTTATTTTTTTGAGATTTGTTTTATGTGGAAAGACAAGTTGCTTAAATCTTTTCATAACATGAATAAATTTTTTTTCGATTTCGGTCATATACTATAACTAACTTAAAGTCTTTAATACCATACCATTTATAATGATTATCTCAGAAGTTCCAACATTGACATATGCAGTTGAAGTGTGTAATGAAGACCGCGAACTTTATTCTCTTTTATCTTTTTTGGTAAAAACTAAAGAACAACAGGATGATATTAATGTTCTTGTAGATGCTGGAAAAGAAACAACGGAAGTTTCAAAGGTTTTAGAACAATTTAAGGATACAATCACCGTGCATCGTCGTATTTTTGATGGAGATTTTTCCAAACACCGTAATTTTCATATTGAAAAATGTAAGGGTGATTACATTTTCATGATTGATGCCGATGAAATGCCACAAGAAAATTTGACTAAAAACATTAAAAAAGTAATTGCTGATACAGGTTCTGATTTGATTTTCATTCCACGTATGAACATCTGCCCTGGTTATACCGAAGAATGGTTGCAAAAGTGTAATTTTAACATAAACGAGGCTGGGTGGATTAACTGGCCAGATTTCCAAGGTCGTATTTTCAAGAATGATCCCAGTATTCGTTGGGAAAGTGGGCTCCACGAAAAAGTCATGGGTGCTAAGAAACCTATTGGTTTGGATCAAAATCCACTCATTGCATTGTGGCATATTAAAAGTGTTGAGCGCCAAACAAAGCAAGACGAATTCTACAAGCAATTGGGTTAAAGACTTGAATTCCTAAATACTTAAAGATGTGGTGGCCTTTGATGAATAATGCCATTACCGACGAGGATAAAACAAAACTCATCGAATTTATTAAATCCACCGATCATTACACAAATGGTAAGAAGGTCAAAGAATTTGAAGACGCGTGGTCGAACTGGTTGGGCTGTAAAAACTCTTTATATGTCACATCTGGCAGCACTGCTAACTTTCTTTTGTTGGCATCTATCAAAGAATTATATAATATCCCAAATGGAGCAAAGGTTTTGGTTCCCGCATGTACTTGGGTAACTAATGTAGCACCTGTTTTCCAACTTGGTTTAGAACCAGTATTTGTTGATATTGATTTCAATACTTTTAGTTTTGATATTTCTAAATTACCGGATGAAGAAGACATATCTATTGTTTTTATTACACACTTGCTTGGTCTTAACGCACCCGTTGAAAAATTAAAAGAAAAATATCCCAATGCTTTGTTTATTGAAGACATATGTGAATCCCATGGAGTTGTAGGCCCAGATGGTCGTAAGAGAGGTTTTGAAACTGGGAGCACATTTAGTTTTTACTATGGGCACCACATGACAACTATTGAAGGTGGTATGGTATGCACAGATGATGATAATTTATACGAATTAATGAAATTGAAGAGAAGCCACGGTATGGCAAGAAATCTCTCTCCACATAATTATGAATACAATAAAAAAATGTATCCGCACATAGATCCAAGATTTATGTTTTTGACAGATGGATATAATTTTAGAAATACTGAATTAAACGCTGTTTTGGGTTTGGAACAATTGAAGCGTCTTGATAATCATATCGAAATTCGTCGCGACAATTATAAATATTTTATTGAAAACTTGGATAAAAATAAATTTTATGTTCCACCATATGACGAGGGAAATAGTAGTTTCTGTTTCCCATTTATTTGTCAGTGTCCAGAAGATAAACAAAAACTTTCAAAAATACTTGATGAGTTAGAAGTTGAAACTCGTCCAGTCGTCGCAGGTAATTTACTTATTCACCCCTTCCTTGAAAAGTGGAAAGACAGTGTTGAAGTTCCTAACGCAACGCAATTAAATGCGTGTGGATTATATGTTGGTAATAGTCAATTTGTATCAAAGGAAATGATACATAAAGTTTTAGAAACAATTAATAATAAATGGTGAAAATTTTAGTGAATCATATGGGAATTGGGGATGCCATTATGCTCAATGGTATGGTGAGACACTTTGCTGAGAACGATAAGGTTGTCGTTGTCGCCAAAAGTTGTCACGAAATTTTAATGCGTTTTATGTATAGAGATTTGGGTTCAAAAATTGATTTTATTTTTGTGGAAACAACACAACCTCAATATGTTTGGCAAAAAGTTATGGAATACCGAAATAACGTTTCCAGTTGTCAGATTATTCCACTCTCTACATACGGAATTGATGATGCAAGTTGGGCAGACATGACCCAAAAAATTGGAAAGTCTAACTGGTCTCGTATTGTATATGAACAGGCAGGAGTTCCATACGAATACATGCGTTCTAAATTCAAACTCGTAAGAGAACCAGAGAGAGAACTCAAGCCACCAGAAGAACCTTATATTTTTGTTCATGACGACCCAGAAAGAAATCGTTTCATCAATGTTCAGAGTGAGTATAATATTTTTAAACCACACAGTAAAGTGACCAATCTCAAGGAAGAATATTTTGAATCAAATGTTCCAAATATTTTTGATTACATCTCAATCATTGAAAATGCTAAGGAAGTGCATTGTATGAATTCTTCTTATAATTGGTTCATTGAACTCATGAAATTAGGTAAGAAGGAAACAAACTTCTTTCACACCACGGTGGCACACAAATACTATAAACCAGAAATTGTCAAGCAAGTATTTTCAGATGAAGTTTGGACTTTTGTAGACAAAGAAGAATAAATATATTGTTAATAATTAAGATGAATATACCGAGTTGGGAAAATATGGAGAAAGCTTCAAAATCTATTAAATGGAATAAGGTTGAAAAACATCTCATAAATAAAAATACAAGAGATCCAATTTCATACGCACTCTTAGAGACAGGTGATAAAGCCTTTTTAGTGAATGGTAGATTTTTAATGGGATTAAAAGAATTTGAATATTACACTAAGTTAAGCAACCTCAACGAGATAGATAAGTCACATAGGTTACATAGAATTAATAAAAAAAAATTATTTTACAAAAATGCCCCATATATATCAACAAAACTTACAAAATTAACTTGGAATAATGTAAAGCCCGTCACGATATTACGAAACGATAAAAGTAGCATGTCAAAAGAAATTAGTAATATGAAAAAAAATTTGAAAGATATATCTAAAATTGAGTCTCCAAGTAAACAAAAAAATGAATTAAAAAATTTCAATACCAAATATAAAAATGTAATTTCAGATATATCAAAACTTAATTTAACCCCTATTAGAAAAGAACGCATCGAGAATGTTAAAAATACGAAACGTAATATACAACAAAATATAAATAATAGATTAAAAAAGCGAGCAAACCGTTATCGTGCTTTATTTGGTAGCACTAGTTCTACAACTAGATATAAACGGTATAACGAAAATCCTAATTCGCCATGAACAAAGAAGATAAATGTAAGTCATGGTTGGTACCTATAAAATTTAACAAAAAATACGGAATAAAAGTATTTTTTGTTAGATGAAAGACCGAACGACCACTTCATTCGTAGTGGCTTCAGGGTTTTTACTGTTTATAGCCCTTCTTGCCTTAACAATAGATA